CCTATGGATCCGTACCTTTTTTCAGCTAGATTAGCAACCATCTCATATACATTTGGTTTTTGAGAATGTAATCTGGGATCATCAATCAAAAATTTCTTCCCCATAAAGCGCTCCTCATACCATGCCAAGCCATCAGAATCTATATTTTTTGTACATATATGCCACTGATTATATTCAACACCAGCTTCGCACTTTTCTGCTTTCTTAAATCGCTCTTCAAAGCCATCGATATTCTGTATCATATAATTCTGAATTTCTAACTTCGAAGATAGGTTAGCCGGATCTTTCATTACTGGATATAGTTTATCCATTGGCACTTCAACTTTATAATAATTACTTCCTGGTATTCTTCCAATACCGGTATCTTCTTGTGAAAGTTTAGTAAAGAAGAAAACTCTTGGTCGATTCCATGTCACATAATCCCTAGTAGTATAATTCTTTGCTGATTTTGATGCCACTTCCGGTTCAAATCTCTGAATATTATTATGAGATGACACATGATATAAAACCACCTCTCCGTCTTCGTTAATATCCAGTGGATATCCTTTTAAAAAGTTTTGTTCATTCAAAAAGCTTTTCCATTCTTTTATAAACTTCATAATCTCACTACTCCTTGTACATATTAAATTTCTTAAGATTAATACGATAATCACTCAAGGTAATCCCCAAAAACCTTGCTGCTTCAGAATTTGACTTAGTACACGAAATGGCAACTCTCATTAGTGCTTCTTTAATAATATAGTCTATTTTCTTCCAAATGTCAAGACCAAAAAGTCTGTTTTTTAAATGAGTAGAAGAAAGCTCTAATTTAATAGCTATTAAATCTTCTAATGTCATATTAGAAATTAAAACTAGCAATTCTTTACTCACAATACCTTTCTGTGTTAGACTGTTTATATTGTTTATTTTAACATCTTTCATTTGTTTTAACAATTATATTATAACATTAAAAAGCCTACATGTCAATGTTTTTTACAGACCTAGTTCTATTTCGTCTTCTGTCGGTTCTTCTAAATCTTGATTAGCAACGTCATAAGCTTGATTCGTGGGTTCCTTAACATTTCCAGATAATTCTGTTTCGAATTTATCAAAATACAATTTTACGTTAGCAATCAGATAATCATGAAACAATTCTTTATCTTCTTCGGCAGATAATAATTCAAAAGAATCTATAACGCTTGTTTCCACTTTTTTAAATGAACTGTAAGCCATATTTCTTCCTGTTTCATCTTGGCCATCAATTCCAAATTCTGATCTAGGATCTTCTGGTTCCTCATCGGCCTTTTTCTCAGAATCAGTCCTAATATCGATAAACTTATCTTGTTCTGATTTGTCATCTGAGATCTCAATATCTATCTCTTCTTTTACGCTTTCTTTAACTGCCTTATTGTTTACTTCTACTGGCTTTAGAGTATTAACGATGGCTTGAATAACGTGAGAACGAAAAGAATTTCGTTGTTCTTCTGAAGTAGTCAATATTTTATAATCTGCCTCTAAAACCGGTATAATTTTTTTCAACAAATCTTCCAATACATTGATCCCTGTTGATTTATTTGGAGAAGGATCTGTATCAGCGACTTGGGACTCATTCAGATTTTTCATTTCATGGTCAATAAAGCCTCTAATTATAGCTCTAAGTTGAGTTTCCTCATTTAACCTTTTTTTCTTGACATGTTTGATTATTGATCGTATACTATATCTAATCTCTCTCTCTCTTTCATTGTTCATATTAAGAATCCTTTCTTTAGTAAATAGTTTAAAACTTCTTCAACCATCTCAGAATCTTCATCCCCTGTAGATCCTAAAGGGGTAGAATAACCAGACACAGAACCTCCACCACCAGAAGACATTTCGCTTAAGTTAGAAAACTTATCTTTCAGCAAATTATAAATATCTTGATCAAACCAGCCCATTATATTTTTAAACGTTTCTTCGTCAGCATCTGCCAAAGCTTTCCTTAAAGTTGTTCCGGACATTTCTCCAAATCCGGGTACTTCTAAAGATACATGAGGTGCAACATAAAGATAACCATGCTTCGATAATGGTTGTAAATTGTTTTTGTTTGCATCATAATATTGAAAGTACGAAGGTTCGCCATTCTTCTTTTTACCAACTCTAAATCGCGGACTCTCCATCATATCTTTTTTTCCAACAGCAAATAACAGTGCTGTTTTATCTGGATCATATTGACTAGTTAACTCTTCTGCTTTATAAGGGTTTTTAACTTGAACCGCGTTCTCGATACCATGCTGATTAATAATCTGCAACTTCTCAGAAAAATCTAATGGAGACTTTGGTAACTTGACTTTATTAGAAGTCACTATAAAAGTATTATCTTCTCCAAACGTTTTTGAGAGTTCTCTATAAACAGCAGCATGATGTTTACCCATTGGTTGAAATCTGCCGGGATATATCATCAAAACTGTATCAATATTTGATTGTTCTTCTTTTTGCTCGTCAATAGCCCACTGCACTGCTTCGGCTAATGCTGATTTTACCATTTTACTGTCAGGTATTAATGCTGTCACCATTTTGTATGCTTTTAGATCTTCAAAAAGCTTTTTGTTTGTCTTATTAGTTTTTGGCAATAGTGTGTGCCATTCTTTAAGAGACATTTTGGTAGACTTCTTATTATTCCAAAATATTTCTAGCATTTGGTTTTCTTTTATGTCAGGCTTTTTAAAACCCTTGTCCATCATAAAGTTTGCGCGACTAAACTCTAGCCGATCAACAAACTTAACTCCGTTACCATCAAAATCAACAGCAACATAACCTTCTGGGTTCGTTACTTTAAGATCACCGGAACCATCGTCAACAAAGTGCTTTGTGGTGTACACCGCATTATTATATTTCTCAATAAAGATATTCTTTGTTTCAAATAACAATCGCGAAAGTCTAAAAACATTTAAAATATCGTTTCTCGAACGTTCAATAGCTTCCAACTCTGCTGCACCAGTGGTCATAGCACGTTGCTTGCCTTTTTCACTTTTTAGTTTATTAATTCTCTTGGTTAGTCTGTTTTGGTTCCACTCCACAAATCCTTGGTAAGAGCCTTGTGGATCATCAGCAAATACTCCTCCGCGAATCTCACTGTTGAGATATATGTTCATTTTCGCTAAAGGAAGGTTTTCATAATTAATTTTGCTATTAACTGCGTCAGCTTGCGTAACAAGCGTTATAACTCGTTCCTCATCCTCATCAGTTAAAGTCACAGTTCCCGTATCGTTCTTAAAGAACGCATCGTCAAACCAAACGTCTGATCTCCTTTTAAGCTGACTTACATCGGCTCCAAAGCTAGCGCCACTTTTTAAATCATTATATGTGGTATGAAACACAATACCAAACTTCGCATTTCCTATTTGTTGTCCCAAATTAGAATCAACAGGAACAGCATAAATAATTGTGTTTGGTTTAAATCTATAATGAGGCTCTCCATCGATATCAACAATTTCTAACATTCCATCATCGAACATGAAATCGCCCTGAAGGATTTTCTTAATACCCAAAGAAGGCAAGTAATATAGAGCTTTCTTTAACTTGTCAACCAATCCCGGCGCGTGTCCGTGATTATAATTGATGTCTTCCACAGTATAGTTTATTTTTGGAACTTTATTAAAAATCGATTTTGTTCCAACAAAAAACTTTCCATTATCCGGATTTATACCAGCGAAGATTGCTGGCGCGCCATCCCATTTAACCGAAGTGCTGACTTTGGTATCGCCATCACCTCTAAGAACCTTAATCATTTCCAACAAGAATGATCTGGCCATATCATAGCCTTCTTCGCCTCTTGTCAGAACTAATTCTTCTAAGTGAGTTAAGTGGGTATTTGCTTTACCTTCCTTCAGAATGGTTCTCATTATTTATTTCCTATTTCTTAAATTTAACATTTTTAAGCATTTTTTTGATTCTTTCGCGTAAAACTGCTTCCTGCATTGGGCGCTTTCTTTCATCATCGCCTCTGCGATCAGCATGTGGACTTTTTCTTCCGCTGGAAGCCGCGACCTCTTTCATGCCTTTCTGTTGCATGCATTTTTCGATGCAGTCACTATAACCTTCGCCTTCAGATCCATCGATAGGTGAACCACATCGCTCTTTACATTTCTCATGCTTCATTGCGTCGTCTGACTCTTCACTTACAATAACATCATCATCGCGCTTTCCACCGCAATGAGCTTCATCCAATTCTTTTTCTTTACATTTGCACGGCTCTTTCTTACATTTTGGGCATTTGCCTTTCTTTTTTCCTGGCTCCTCGATGCCTTCTTCTTGAACGTCAGCATCTTTGTCATCTTTGTCAGCCCATGGGGGCACCCCATCACCATCGCCGTCAGGCTTCTTCCCTTCACTTAGTTTGCTGAGATCCATACTGAATCCCCATTTTTCTGTCAATAAGCCTTTAAGCTCATTATCTTTCCATTTCTTAGTAGACATTTTAGTATTTACTCCTTTTTGTAAATGTTCAAAATAAATAGTTTCTCTTAAACCATCTTCCCAATCTCTGAAACACAAATTTCCCTGCTCATACGCTTCTCTTTCCATTTCGCGTAAGTGATCGTCGTTTTGTGCATACCCTTCGCCCATTTCACTAACGCCACTAAACATGCCATTGCAGTTTTGAGTGTGATGCACTAACTCATGGGACAGAGATCTCATTATATCTTTTGGGTGTCTTCCAGAAATGTATAATGTTACTGACATCTG